GTCCCATCTCCCTCTATTCATGCGCATATGCACACATATGAGCAAATACCTGTGCATATGCACACATATCCCACACAATCGGACATATATGTACACATGCTCACCCACTACTACACACACACCCACACCCAGCCCCCGCCACCCAGGCTCCGCCACCCCTGCCCATGTCCACACATGTCCTACCTTGTCCACCTGTCCAGGATGTCCGACTTGCCCTGCCATGTCATGACATGTCGACCCGGGGGTTGTTAAACCGCGCTCGGGAGGGGGGAGTGAGTCCCCATAAAAATCCACCATACATACTGTGACCTGCATCACACGTACACTAGGAGCCCTTGTCCCGCAAGGGATCTGAGGCTGTGACGTAGAACACAGTACCTCAACATGTCCCTTTTTCAGCAAAAGACAGGTATAGGTATAGTGAGGGACGAGCTAGACCAGTCATACACTATGTAACCAAGCGATCACCTGCTCTGTCCTAGTCCAGGGGCCAGCCCCCTCAAGGGGCTGGGACCTCTGGTCAAACCAGTTCTAACCAGGTTAAACAAGGAGAGACCAACACTCCTCGTACCTCGGGATCATTCCTCCAATCAAGGGGTTCCGCCCTCAAGGCGGACCCCGCTTCTTTTGAGCCGCACGGCGTTTGAGTTGCCAAGACTAGGAAGGTAGACACAGGGTATGGCGAAGGTGTACGTGACGGAGGATGGAAGGAAGCTGAAGACTCCGCCTCGACAGGCCAAGCCCAGGACCAACCAGGTCAAGGCAGCCAAGTCGGACACGCAGGTTCGGAAGCAGACCTTCATCAAGTACGTCAAGAACGGTAAGTCGATCAAGGAGGCTTGCCAGGACATGGGCCTCACGGAGGCCCAGTACAAGTACCTCAGGCAGAGTGATGCTGCCTTCAGGGATGAGATGGACCGTCTGCGTCTCATGACGCAGAACGCCTCGGTAGCTGAGGAGAACAGGGAGAACATCCTCCCCTTCCCTGAGTGGTGCGAGGAGTACCTAGATACCAAGCTGTTCAACCACCACCTACAGTGGGTGGACGTGCTTGAGGGTCGAGACCCAAGGAACCTGCACGAGAATCAGACCTACATCAAGGGTGAGCCTGAGTTCCTTCTGATCAACACCCCGCCTGAGCACGCCAAGAGTACGACCATCACGATGAACTACGTGACGTACCGGATCTGCCAGGACCCGAACATCCGAGTCATCATCGTCTCCCAGACGCAGGAGATGGCCAAGAGGTTCCTTCGAGGAATCAAGGACAGGCTGGCGTCGGAGAACAAGAACTACCAGAAGCTCCAGATCGACTTCGGTCCTGAGGGCGGATTCGATGACGGTTCGGCCGCATGGACGGCCGACTCCATCTACGTCAGTTCCAGCACGCGTGACTCCGGAGAGAAGGACCCTACGGTCCAGGCTCTCGGTATCGGAGGACACATCTACGGGTCTCGTGCAGACCTCATCATCCTCGACGACTGTGTGACGGGAAAGAACGCTCATGAGTTTGAGAAGCAGATGGACTGGCTCCAGCGAGAGGTCTACAACCGTCTCTCGTACCCTGGTGGCCGCATCCTGCTGGTTGGTACTCGTCTTGCTCCCATCGATCTCTACGGCGAGATCACCAAGGACGACTACTACGGCGAGGAGCAGTCCCCTTGGACTTACCTCACTCAGCCTGCTGTACTTGAATTCGATGACGATCCGGAGAAGTGGGTCACCCTCTGGCCTCGAACTAACCGACCTCCGGTATCGGTGGCCGGACGGCAGCTGACCGAGCAGGATGAGAACGGGCTCTGGCCCATGTGGACCGGCGAGGCGCTCAGGAAGCGCCGCGCCTCTATGAGTCCGAAGAACTGGGCTCTCGTCTACATGCAGGAGTCCGTGGTCGAGGATGCGATCTTCCCCGTCAAGGCAGTCACCGGCTGTGTGGACGGAATGCGAGCGGCGGGCATCATGAAGAAGGGTGCGCCTGGCCACAGGAAGAACGGCATGGATGGCCTCTACATCGTGGCGGGCTTCGACCCCGCCATGACTGGGCACTCTGCCTCCGTCGTCCTCGGCGTGGACCGCTACACCGGAGAGCGCTGGGTCCTGGACCTCTGGTCCAAGGGCGGACTCAAGCCGGATGACATCTTCGACAAGATCAAGGAACTCACGGTCAAGTACAACATCAACGAGTGGCGTATCGAGAAGAACGCCATGAACCTGATGGTGACCCAGAACCGCGACATCAAGATGTTCCTCGGCTCCCGTGGCTGCCTCCTCCGTGAGCACTTCACTGGGAAGAACAAGTGGGACGCAGACTTCGGTGTCGCCTCCATGTCCGTTCTCTTCGAGAACTGGGAGCGTGGGGACAACCTGATCCACCTGCCAAGCCGCTCGGGCGGCGAGGCTACGAAGATGCTGATCGAGCAGCTGACCACCTGGGAGCCTCTACCCCCGGGCGTCAAGACTCGCAAGAAGACCGACCTCGTCATGGCTCTCTGGTTCGCGGAGATCCGTGCACGAGAGCTGATCAACGAGGGAGACTCCGTCTTCCACGTTGCCAACGAATACCAGAGCCCTCGCGACCGCGAGCGCTCCATTACTATCGACCTGGACTACATGGCCCAGGCAAACATGTCCACGGGACAGGGAAGCTGGTGGGGTAACTGATGGCACGCTTCAGCAAGGCTAAGTGGAAGCCCGTACGCAACTACACGAACAACGGACAGGATCGAGTCCTAGGACTCATCGTCCACATCATGCAGGGAACCCTGGAGGGTTCCCAGTCCTGGTTCGACAACCCCTCCGCTCAGGCGTCCAGCCACTTCGGAACCGGCAAGGACGGAGAGCTGAGGCAGTGGGTCGACACCAGCGATCGAGCCTGGGCACAGGCTGCCGGTAACAGGGACTACCTCTCCATCGAGAACGAGGGCAAGGTCCCGGACAAGCTCACCGCCAAGCAGATCGAGGCCGTGGCCCAGACCTTCGCCTGGGTGGCCAAGACCTACAAGGTTCCCTACCAGGTAGCCGACAAGCCGGGCGAGAAGGGTCTCGGGTTCCATCGCATGGGAGGGGCCGCCTGGGGCGGCCACAGCTGCCCCGGTGACAACATCATCAAGCAGCTCCCCGAGATCGTGGCACGAGCCAAGGAGATCAACAAGGTGACGGCGAAGCCGAAGCCTGTCTACGCTCCGTTCCCCGGCAAGTCCTTCTTCCGCCTCGGCCAGAAGCACAAGCTCATCACTGAGCTTGGCAAGGCTCTGGTGAAGGCTGGCTACAAGGGATACAAGGTGGGTCCAGGCCAGGAGTTCACTCGGGCCGACATCAAGGCCGTGGCCTGGTTCCAGCGCAAGCAGGGCTGGACCGGAGCAGACGCGGACGGGTACCCAGGCCCGGAGACCTGGAAGCGACTGAAGGTCGCACAGCCCAAGTAAGGGAGAACCATGGCGCTCACGATTGACAAGGTGGCGCAGAAGGTAGAGTCGCTACGCCGCGCCTCCGCCGACAGGGATCAGCGTCAGCGTGACGTCCATGACGTGCGTTCTGGAGACATCGAGAACGTCATCCCTGGGGCCATGCCTGATGCATGGCCCAAGCCGATCGTGGCCAACATGATTGACACGGCGGCACGAGACATGGCTGAGGTCATGGGCTCGATGCCGTCTGTCAACTGTGCCTCTGGTGTCATCACCACGGACAGGGCGAAGAAGTCTTCGGGCAAGCGCACGAAGATTGCCAACGCCTACGTTCAGCACAGCCAGCTACAGGCTGGTCACCAGGTCACCTTCTGCGACTACTACAACACGTTCGGCATGGCAGCCTACGTTGTCGAGCCGGACTTCGAGAACAAGACCCCACGCATCCGAGTGGAGTCCCCACTCGGCATCTACCCAGAGATGGACCTGTACGGCCGCATCCGCAGCTATACCAAGGTATGGCGTGAGGAGGCGATCCACCTTGTGGCGAAGTTCCCACACCTGATTCGAGTACTTCAGCACAATGAGGTGGGTGGCCAGGCCGAGATGGGCTGGGAGGAGCGTGAGATCGAGGTCATCAAGTACTGCGATGCTGACCAGATCATCATGTACCTACCGAACCACAGCAACCAGATCGTCGACTCCATGCCGAACGTTCTGGGCAAGGTCTACATCTCGATCGCCAAGCGACCAGGCTTCGACCTGGAGATCCGTGGTGCGTTCGACGATGCCATCTGGGTACAGCTAGCTAAGGCGCGCATGGCGCTTCTTGGCCTTGAGGCTACGGAGAAGAGTGTTCGCGCTCCGCTCGCTGTACCTCGTGACGTTCAGAAGATGACGTTCGGAGACGACGCCATCATCAGGACAGACAACCCTGAGGGTGTCCGTCGTGTGGCTCTCGACGTTCCGCAGTACGCCTTCCAGGAAGGTGCAATGCTGGACAACGAGGCACGCCAGGCGATGCGATCCCCTGAGGTTCGCTCCGGAAACATCGATGCCTCCATCATCACCGGTCGTGGAGTCCAGGCCCTCATGGGTGGATTCAACACGGTGATCACCACTGGACAGTCTGTCATCGCACAGGCTCTGTCCAAGGCCATCGAGATGTGCTTCGAGATTGACGAGAAGCTCTGGCCCGGAGAGAAGAAGACGGTGTCCGGCGTCGTGCAGGGAACTCCCTTCGAGGAGACCTACACGCCACGCAAGGACATCGCAGGTGCCTACGGAGTGGATGTAACGTACGGCTTCGCAGCAGGGCAGGACCCCGCTCGTGCCATCGTTGCACTCCTTCAGCTCCGTGGTGACCAGCTCGTGTCGAGGGACTTTGTCCAGCGTCAGCTTCCTATGGACCTGGACGTCGTCCAGCTCCAGACGCAGATCGACAACGAGCAGTTCACTGACGCCCTCAAGCAGGGCATCATGGGCTACATGCAGGCGATTCTGCCTATGGCACAGCAGGGAGGGATGGACCCAGTTGACCCACTCACCAAGATGGCTAAGCTCATTGAAGAGAGGGAGAAGGGCACGCCAGTACACGATGCTGTACTGAAGGTGTTCAAGCCTAAGGAGCAGGCTGCTGGAGCAGCCCAGGACCCGCTGGCCGCCCTTATGGGTGGTGGAGGCCCAGCGGCACCAGGAGGCGCAGGTGGAGCGCCAGGAGCTAGCACCGCACCAGGCGGTGCTGGTAACCCTCAGGGATTCGACATGATGTCGCTTCTCTCCGGTCTGACCGGCAAGGGTGAAGCAACTATGAGCGCACGAACTCAGAGGCAGGCAGGCATCTAATGTGCTGGAACTGCAAGATTGGTGAGTACCTTGTGTACGACTCCGATCCGACAGGAACCCCTCGCTGTGGACTATGCGGCGAGCTGAAGCAGGACGATCCTGCGAACAAGAAGGCAGCCCCCAAGAGGGCTGCTGTCAAGCGAACCAAGGAGTAAGAGATGGCTTTCGAGGGAGTATCCGCTTCCGGTGGTGAGGGAATGTTCCCGCAGCACCCAAGGTCTGGCCCATGGGAGACGCTGGAGGGCGCTGCACTTGCACCTCACATCCAGCAGCCCCTACACTCCACGGCGCAGGGTGACAGCCGTCACCAGGCACCGACCGGAATGACGCACTGGGACAGCAAGATCATCGTCTCCACGGGGCTCACTCGTGGTGGCGGGACTATGGCTAAGTAAGGAGTACCGATGGACGAGGATGAGATCGAAGTCGTGGAGATAGTACCGATCAAGCACACAGGTTGGTCTCTCCTCGTCCTCGGTGTTTCGTGCCTAGCTGGAGTAACACATGTCGTGGCGGAGACGCTTCAGAGCGTCTCCATCATGGCGGCACAGCACAACCTGCACAAGCGTGAAGAAGACGAGTTCTACGAGGTGGTGAAGAATGGCTGAGGTAAGTGGACCCGGCAAGTTCAGTGAGCGTACCGACAAGGCGGTCAGCGCTGCGAACAACAGCCTGCCCAATGCTGGGTACGGCGAGCAGGCTGACTATCAGGAGCAGAAGTCTGGAGCCAAGACGGCTTCATCCCCCGGTGGGAACGTAGACTTCGCAACCCTCTTCGGTGACCCCGCTGGTCGAGTGATCGGCCTGGACCAGCCAACTGGTCAGCCTGGCACTCCGGTAACGGACGGTGCGGCAATGGGAGCCGGAGCTGGCATGGAAGCGCTCGGTCTCGACGACCAGCGCAAGACGGATCTTGAGGGGCTAACGCCCTACCTCCCCGTCCTTGAGTTCATGGCTAACCAGCCAGGGGCCAGCTGGGCGATGAGGAATGTAGTGCGGAAGGTGAAGGCGCTCCAGTAATGGATGAGAACCTGGACTACAGCTACGGCGGTCAGTGGTTCGATGACATGGGAGCACTGGCCCTCACCTTTGGCGACGCCCCTGTGATGGGCGTCTCTCTCGGCCGGTCTGGAGTGTCGAGGGCTCAGGCCAACGACATGGCCAAGAACCTGCTGAGGGCTAACGTCCCTGCGTATGACGATGATCAGACACCAGCAGAGGACGTATCCGATATGACGATGGAGGAGTAAGAGATGGCGTTCACGCCAAGCGCTAAGGACATGGACCTTCTGTCCAACGCAGTCCTTGACGGAACCATGGAGGTCGACAAGCTGCCGCAGTCTGCGCAGTTCGCACTACAGGATTACTGGTCCAGTGCGGGTATCGACTTCAACAAGCAGGGCATGGCTGAGGATCAGATGCAGGACCTGATCCAGCAGCGCCGCGACGCTTCGGCGTCGGGCGGCATCTTTGACTCTCCTCTGTTCAAGCCGATCGAGTGGGTTGGCTCCAAGCTCTACCAGCTGTACAGTGCCACCGTCTCTCCAGTCCTGACGACCGGCCTGATGGCCGCTCACTCTCTCATCTACGGACGTTCTGACTACATCGGTCAGGACGGCGGAGGATACTGGAGCACTGAGTGGGATGCACTCCAGGACTACTGGGACATCGCCCACCACGTCTCTCCAGGTCAGGCAGTCTGGCAGCTCGGCTTCAACAATGAGGAGCTGAAGAAGCGCGGCATCGAGCCTGGCCAGATGGCCGAGGATCTCAAGCTGGTCAAGGCTGGCGAGTACCGTGACGAGAAGACGGAGAAGGACCCATTCGGCGTAAAGACCAAGTCGCAGGAGTACTTCGGCGACGGGGTTTCCAAGTTCGTCACTGGAGCTACCGACTTTGCTGTCTCCTGGTACATGGACCCCCTGGTCCTCGGAGGTAAGGCAGCTGGTGCGACCAAGACCGTCGGCTTCACCAAGCCAGTCGTTGGTCAGGTAGAGAAGGCCGCCAAGAAGGCGGCCACTCCTGAGCAGGCATTCGACCTGATCGCTCAGAAGCCTGTCTTCCAGTCCATGGTTGACACGGTCATGAACGTCAAGACCAAGAGCCCTGACACGGCAGCCCTCACGCTGAGGCGGGATATGCCCACCCTGGCGAAGTCTGCCAACGGTGACGCACTGGCTCGACTCCTGTCTCAGGCCAAGGATGCTGACGAGGTCAGCGACATCCTCCGCCTGTCGATGGGTGACGACGCTGGACGTCTGAGCCTTGAGGTTCGCAACGCCAAGATCGGTGCACAGGTTGGCGTCCTCACTCAGAGGAACGTCATCCACGCCAACTACTTCGACGCACTGACCGACGCCCAGAAGGCGTCGCCTCGTGGTCAGAGGATCAAGGCAGCACTCGACACTCAGACTGACTACATCGCCAAGATGAACCGTGAGTCCCGTGTCATCGACGACAAGCTGGACGCCTTCGCTTCTGTCGACAACATGAACTTCAACCGTGTGACCACTCCGCTGGGCATGAGGATGAAGGGATCGAAGAACGTACAGGAGGGTGGCTTCAAGCCCATGGTCGGGCAGGGGGCCATTAAGGGAACCGCAGCCCTGGTGTACAACTCCACCATCGGACTGCCCATCAAGGTGCTCCGTAGCTACAACGACATCAGGCCGTCCATGTACCTGGACGTTCACGGTGAGCACAGCTTCAAGGACTTCGACGCATCCCTGCGTGAGGTCAAGGGGCTGACTCGGGAGCAGCGAGAGGAGTACGTGTCTCGCTACATCAACGCCACTCCGAACGAGCGACAGATGTCTCTGATCCAGATGGAGCAGGACATCACTCACCGCATGGTGGATAGGTACAACGCCACTCGCGGTCCTGCCGACCAGATTGACTACAACCTGGCTGACGACCTGTACAAGGACTTCGCAGAGCGTCGCAGGAATGGTCAGGCTTCGGCCGGTCAGCAGCGTGTCTACGGTACGGCTACCATGCCTGACCCGATGGACCCGAGCCGCACCATCCGTGTGGCTGACGTCGAGGCTGACGGAGGAAGGATCGTATCCACTCCGATCTTCGACTCCCAGCTGGCCAACAGCCACGTCATGATGGACTTCCGCACCTTCGAGCGTGCGCTTGAGGCGCACGGCTCTACGTTCCAGCGAATCAAGAACCGTGTGGGCGACGGCTGGTACAAGACCAACGAGATCGCAGATACTCTGTCTACGACCTGGAAGTTCGCCCAGCTGTTCCGTCTCGGCTATGCACCTCGTGCACTGGCCGATGACTTCCTCGGTCAGGTGGCCCGCTTCGGTGGACTGTCCATGGCTCAGCGCGCCATCTCTGGTGGCAAGGTGACCATGCAGGACTTCATCCGTGGCAAGTGGGCAAGCGACTCGGTTTCTGCCGCAAGGCAGACCGAGGGGATGCTGACCCAGCACATCGATGAGCTGAGCGTGTTCTCGAACGAGATCAAGGCTGAGCTTGTCAGGGCCAAGGCTACGGGAGCAGATGCTGCAACCATCGCCCGCCTTGAGGACGACATGCTGGACATCACTGACGAGATCGCTACCGCTAGGTCCACTCACGCGGACTACGGTTCGATGGTGGCCTACGGTCAGCAGATGCGTGACGTGCAGGTTGGCCGAGAGGTCTTCTCTGCTCCGTTCGCAGGCAAGCAGGGTGAGCTGTACCGTGACCTTGCTGCCGGTTCCCGCAACTTCCAGAACCTGATGGGAACCCAGGCCGACTGGTACCTGAAGAAGATGCGACGTCTCGACTGGGAGAACGTGACCGTCAGCGCTCACGGCGCTGACAAGCACATGGAAGCATGGATGCGTCACGTCAACGACCAGGTCGGACAGTCTGCTATCGGACGTCAGGCGCTGGAGGGCAAGAGCGAGGCTCAGCTTGTCGACTGGATGCGCAACACTCCAGCAGGCCAGAAGTACCGCAAGGACATCGGCCTGAAGAACATGTCTGACTACGAGCTGGCTCAGCGAGTCAAGGCTCAGGTCGACTACGTCATGGACCCAGCCATGCCAGGAATGGACGCCGCTCGTGCGGCGGTCCTTCAGGGCAAGCTGACCAAGGACATGCTCGACGTCGTTCCAGCAGGAGCGAGGCCGATGGTGAACGGCGAGACGTTCAAGTACGCAGAGGGTACCTCCCCTGTTGCTCAGCTTCTCGACAAGTCCATCACCGGCTTCTACAACCTGGCCAACCAGATCCCGGCCACCAAGCTCCTGCGTAACCCGCTGTTCGGTCAGAGCTACAAGGCTCACCTGGCAGACCAGCTTCGCGTGATGCGAGCACAGGGTGTCACTCACATCGATGAGACTCTGCGCAAGACGATGGAGACGAACGCCCGTAAGGGCGCTCTCGACGACGTCAAGAAGTACACCTTCACCATGGACCACGAGACGAAGATGGCGTACAGCATGCGCCACTTCGGTGCGTTCTTCGGAGCGCAGCAGGAGAGCTGGAACCGTTGGGGACGTATCATCTCCGACAAGCCTGACATCCTGGCTCGTGTGGCTCAGACCTATGGAATGCCTGCTCGTGCCGGTATCACCACCGACCACGACGGTAACCCGATCGATGCGAGCGGCCACATCGTGGACCCTGTTACTGGTGAGCGCAAGCTTGTCAAGTACTCGGACCGCAGGCTGATCGTTCAGGTGCCTGAGTATCTGGGTGGCAAGGAGCTGAACAAGACGCTGGGACTGGACGAGGACGCAAGCTTCGTTCTTCCGATGTCCAGCCTTGAGCTGATCCTGAACCACGGTGACGGGGCACTGCCCGTAGGGGCAGGCCCTTACGTCCAGATCGCCGCCAACCACTTTGCCCAGGAGGACCCGAAGTTCGCCGACTGGAGCAAGAAGCTGGGAGTCCTGCCATTCGGTGCGCAGGAGTCTTGGACTGACTTCATCAACCCCAACACCGGCAAGCGCCTCGGTGATGCAACCGATGACATGGGTCAGACCAAGCAGCGAGCCCTGTTCAACATGATGCAGGTGGAGAACTACAAGTGGGAGCAGGGGCTGCGTGATACGCAGCCAACCTGGAAGGAGCTGAAGGACAGGGCGGACAGGTGGACTATCTTCCGTACTGCCGCAGCGTGGTCTCTTCCGTTCTCCGTGAACGGCCAGGACCCCTACCAGTTCTTCCGTGACGAGTTCTCTCGCTACCAGAAGCTGGACCCGAACAGTGCGGACGAGAAGTTCTACGAGAAGTACGGCGACTCGTTCTACCAGTTCACTCAGAGTATGAGTAAGAACAACAGTGGGCTCAAGCCCACTGCTGAGTCTGTGAAGATGAGCAAGTACTACCAGGATCTGATCGACAGGGTCGGACCTGAGTACGCTGGTCTCATCGTCGGAGACGAGGGTGATGGCGTATACTCTGAAGGCGCATACTTCTATCAGAAGACCCACTCGGCAGGCGTCGGTTCCACTGTCACTCAGCGCGGCAACATGAGCGCTCGTGAGGCATGGGACAAGACCAACCTGGCTCGTGGATGGCAGCAGTACAACTCCTTCATGCAGGACACCAACTCCCAGCTGTTCGACCGAGGTCTCACCTCGTTCGACGATGAGGGAGCCGAGGACCTGAAGGCTACCAAGCAGGGCATCGTCAAGATGCTGACTGAGCAGTTCCTGCCTGACGGCTCCAAGAACCCGTTCTACAACGAGGCTTGGGAGCGTGAGTTCAGCTCGCTGGACAAGGGCAAGTACGACCGCCAGGCTGCGAAGCTGGAGGACATCGTGAACGACCCGGAGATGCTGGCCAAGTCCATCAACCCTGATGGAACTGTCGGCATGCGCTCCGATATGTACACGCTGCGCGCCTACCTTGCACAGCGCAAGGAGATGAACAAGGCGCTCATGATCAGGAAGATGAACGGTGGGTCCGAGGACATCACCGCTCAGAGCAACTACGACCTGAAGAACAGCTGGGACCGCTACACGATGATGCTGATCGAGGCGGACACCAAGTTCGGATGGGTCCACAGTCGCTACTTCGCAACTGACATGGGCTTCAACCTGAACACCATCCTCTCCGAGGAGGCGCAGGCCGAGCTTGAGCAGTCTGACGCAAGTCTGATTGGTGAGCAGGCCACCGGCTTCCAGGGGGAGCCGAGCATGTTCGACGTAATGGAGGATGAGAGCAGTGTCAACGCCAACACCATCGGCTAACAAGCAGGCCGAGGACCCGAGCGTAACCAAGGCCAAGACTGCCAAGGACGTCGTGGGGGCTTTCGCCTCCATGGCGGGAGCCAGCAGCAGCAAGGGCGGGACCAAGGACCCGCTGGTCTATCTCGGGACCAAGAAGCACACACCGATGTACGGGTCCTCCTCGTACTACGCAGCTCAGTCTGCCGGTGCGTACGACAACACGGTCAAGCTGAGTGAGGTTGCCAACCAGTACTACAACTGGGACGGCAAGACGAAGAACAAGTTCCTTACTCAGCTTGGCCTGGCAGGGTATGACACGTCGGGCATGAAGGACAGCCAGATTGCACAGCTCTGGGGTAACTACGCCGCTCAGGCGGCGCAGTACTTCCAGCAGGGCAGGAGGCTGACCCCGTGGGACATCCTTGCGAAGGACAGGGACCAGCGTGAGGCATACATGAACACGCCTCGCACGGTCACGCAGTCGAGCACCAGCTTCGACATGTCCACTCGTGAGGATGCCCACGGCATCTTCCTTCAGGCAGCTCAGTCTCTGCTCGGTCGTGACCCGACCAAGTCTGAGATCACGGCCTTCCAGAAGGCCCTGAACGCCTACGAGAAGGCGAACCCGACTACGACTACCCAGACCTCCAACTACATCGGAGACACGCTCCAGAGCCAGTCCAGCACCACTACTGGCGGTGTCAAGGAAGGAGCACGTCAGCTCATGGCGCTGGAGGATGTCAAGGCAGATCCTGAGTACGGTGCGTACCAGGCAGCAACTACGTACTTCGATGCGATGATGGAGATGATCGGAGGATAATGGCAGTCAACGGAGCAGAGATCGCTAAGTGGGCAATGCAGTGGGAGGGGACTCCCTATGTGTGGGGAGGCAACTCCCTGGAGGGAGGGATCGACTGCTCCGGCCTTGTCCAGCAGGTCTACAAGAACTTCGGCATCAACGTGAGCAGGACCACCTACAGCCAGATCGGTGAGGGCAAGGCTGTCGGCATGAACGAGCTTCAGGCTGGCGACATGGTCTTCTTCGACACTGACCCCGGTACGGGTGGTCCTGACCATGTGGGCATCTACCTCGGTGGAGGCAAGATGATCCACGCACCACGCCCCGGCAAGGGCGTGGAAGTCACGGACATCACGAACGGGTACTACCAGGATCTGTTCATGGGTGGTCGTCGAGTGCAGGGCATTCAGGGTGGCGGCAAGGCTGAAGTCGGAGGAGGTTCCTCCTCCGCTCCAGTCCAGGCCAAGCTCAGCCCCGAGGAGCTGGCGGCCAGCTACGGCTGGGCGTATGGATTCCTCAAGAGTCACAAGGACCTGAAGGGTCTGTTCGAGGAGGCAGTCAAGGGATCTTGGTCTGCCGACAAGTTCCAGGCCAAGCTACGCGGAACCGAGTGGTGGAAGAAGAACTCTGACACCATGCGCAAGGCGGCAGCCGAGAAGGCTACCGACCCCGCAACCTGGAACGCCAAGCTCAGTGCGACCAAGCTACAGATTCAGCAGATGGCAGCAGAGCTGGGCGCTGCAATCCCGGGTAACAAGCTGGGCAAGATCGCGGAGCAGGTCATCAAGACCGGAATGGATGAGGGCGGGCTGAGGAACATCCTCGGCGCGTATGTCACCTTCCAGGACAACGGCAGCACCCTGAACGGTGCTGCTGGTCAGTATGAGCAGAGCATCAGGGAGTTCGCCTACAACAACGGTGTCTCACTGGACAAGCAGACGATCAAGAACCAGGCCCAGCTTGTCATCCGTGGGATGGCAACTGAGCAGGACTTCCAGTCTCAGATCGTCAACCAGGCAACCTCGATGTACCCAAGCTACACTGCACAGCTACAGGCTGGGCAGACGCTGATGGACATCGCCTCTCCATACATGCAGATCATGTCGGAGAGTCTGGGCGTTCCGGAGGCAAGCATCAACCTGATGGACCCGATCATCAAGCGTGCACTCAATGGAACCGATCAGGCTGGCAAGCCTGTCGGTATGGATCAGACCACGTTCCAGGCCATGCTCAGGAGCGACCCCCGATGGGGTCGCACTGCCGAGGCTCAGGACCGAGTCATGTCAGTAGGAATGAAGGTCCTCAAGGATATGGGACTGGCTAGCGGAGGACAGTAATGGCAATCACGTTCGAGCAGTTCTTCTCCGCCATCGCGGAGCAGGAGTCGGGCGGACGGTACAACGCCGTAGGCGTGTGGGTCCGTGGCGACCGCGCCTATGGTAAGTACCAGGTCATGGGTGCCAACATCCCTTCCTGGACCAAGAAGCACTACGGCAAGTCTCTTACGCCACAGCAGTTCCTGAACAACCCCAAGGCTCAGGAGGCTGTGGCGAGGGGAACCCTACAGAGCTACTTCAACAAGTACGGCGCACGAGGTGCGGCGTCAGCCTGGTACTCGGGTAACCCGAACCTGCACATGTCTACCAGCTCCCAGTCCGGTGGCCCGTCAATCAAGGGCTACGTGGATCAGGTCCTGGCCAAGGCAGCCAAGTATCCATCCGGAGGTGGAACCTCCAACTTCTCGACTGGGAGTACGGTCACGCCAAAGCTATCGAGCAGTGAGCTGGCGGAGCAGTACGGCTTCGTGTCCAGCTTCCTCAACTCCAACAAGGAGCTGAAGAAGCTGTTCGAGCAGGCCGTCAAGGGCAGCTGGAGTGCAGACAAGTTCCAGGCCAAGCTTCGCAACACCAAGTGGTTCAAGACCACAAGCAAGGATGAGCGTGAGTACCTTCTCAAGCTCAAGTCTGATCCAGCTACTGCCAAGCAGGAGATGAGTCAGGCCAAGACGAAGATGTACCAGCTGGCCAACCAGATGGGTATGGTCATGACTGCATCCGCCAAGAAGAAGGTGGCGCAGGCCGCCTACTACATGGTGGCTCAGGGCTGGGATGAGGGGCAGCTCAGGAACTACCTAGGCAAGTACGTCTACTTCACTGGTGAGACCCTTCAGGGTGAAGGTGGAGAAGTTGTGGAGGAGCTACGCGAGTACGCATGGGCTATGGGAATCAAGCAGGGCGACAAGTTCTACACCGATGCAGCACGTGCCATCATTCGTGGCATGGCTACATCTCAGGACTACAAGTCCAAGCTGCTGAACCTGGCCAAGGCTTCGTTCCCTCAGTGGACCAAGCAGCTTGAGGCCGGACAGACTGTACAGGACATCGCCTCTCCGTACCTACAGAGCATGGCAGAGATCCTGGAGCTGCCTCAGGGCAGCATCACCCTGTTCGACAACACCATCAAGAAGGCCCTGAACTACACCAACCCCGGTACTCTGGCAAAGGAGGCGAAGCCGCTCTGGCAGTTCGAGAACGAGCTTCGCTCTGATCCTCGCTGGAAGAAGACCAAGAACGCTCAGGACAGTCTGTTCCAGATCGGCCATCAGGTCCTGGCTGACTTCGGATTCAAGTACTAGGAGAAGCTATGACAACCCCACTCGACTGGTCCCTGGTCTCTGGACCAGGGCTTGCGGTCAACCCGAGTGACGCCTTCAAGATCAAGACCATGGAGGCACAGCTCAAGGCATACCAGACGCAGCTCAACCGAGCCAAGCAGAAGGTTGCCACGCTGAGCAAGATCAAGAAGCCGAGCAAGTCTCAGCTCCGTCAGATCGCCGAGGCTAAGCGCCTCGTCACCACAATGAACACCAAGGTGACGAACGCCACCAAGCTGCTGACGACCACGAAGAACAAGTACTACGAGAGCACCGGTCAGTACGACAAGCTGCTACAGGGCGAGAACAGGGATGCCTTCATGGCCCTGAACTCCCTGTTCAAGCAGTACGGTCTCGGGTCTCTCGCTGGCAAGATCTACGACTACGTGAAGAACGGATACGGTGCCGACACCATCTCCATCCTTCTTCAGGACACGCCCGAGTACAAGAAGAGGTTCGCCGCCAACGAGGCGCGAACCAAGCTCGGCATGTCTGTGCTCTCACCTGCTGAGTACATCAGCATCGAGAACTCGTACCGTCAGATCATGCGACAGTCCGGCCTGCCTGAGGGATTCTACGACAGCACGGACGACTTCACCAACTGGATCTCTGGTGACATGAGTCCAACTGAGCTACAGTCCCGAGTGGATCTGGCGACGCAGGCAACTGCGCTCGCCAATCCTGCATACAAGGCAGCGCTCAAGCAGATGGGACTGTCGGACGGAGAGCTGACCGCCTACTTCCTTGACCAGAAGAAGGCTCTGCCTTACCTCCAGAAGAGTGCAGCAACCGCTGCGATCGGAGCAGAGGCACTTCAGCGTGGACTCGGCTTCGACCAGCAGTACGCCGAGGAGCTTGCTACCGCAGGCATCTCTCGTGACCAGGCATCTCAGGGCTATGCGAAGATCGCTGATGAGTTCAGTGACCTTGGAACCCTTGGCCAGGTCTACGGTGGAGGATGGACTCAGCGTCAGGCAGAAGAGGACGTCTTCGTCGGAGGAACAGGAGCCTCGCAGCAGCGAGAGCGACTGATCAACCGTGAGCGCGGTTCCTTCAGTGGCACTACTGGTGGTGCCCGTGGCGGACTTGCACAGCGTGGAGGAGCAAAGTAGAGTAGTGGACGTGACCAGCCGTACCTACGTACGGCTGTCACTATCTCCCTGTAGTGAACTGGTATCACACCTGTTTTGGGAACAGGCAAAGAAGGTTCGATTCCTTCCAGAGAGACGAGACCGGAGGCCGTGGGTTCGAATCCCACTGGGTGACGCTTAGAAACTCACCCGTAGCTCAGCGGTAGAGCGCCGGTCGTGACTTGCCTCTGTGATGTAGCGGTAACATGCCAGTCTTCCAAACTGGTCTCGCCGGTTCGATCCCGGCTAGGGGCTCTGCGCGGTGGTGTAACGGTAACACGAGGGTCTCATAAGCCCTGAACTGCGGGTTCGAATCCCGTCTGCGCTCCCAATTCCTGAGCTACGGTAGCTCGCTGGTCTCCAAAACCATGCGACGTGGGTTCGACTCCTACCAGGTTTGCCATACTCTGTAGACTAACGGTAGGTCACCTGGTTCTGGCCCAGGCAGTCGAGGTTCGAATCCTTGCGGAGTAGCTCTGGAGGGTAGCGCGGAACGGTCCGCAAGCGGTCTAGAAAACCGTGCCAGTCGCAAGGCTGAGGGTTCGATTCCTTTACTTTCCGCTCTGGAAGGTGTGCGCCGTGGGGCGCACTCCCCCTGCTAAGGGGAGCTAGTCGACAGGCTAGTGGTTCGACTCCACCTCCTTCCGCCTTGGATAGGGTACTGGGATACAAGCGGGGCTGTAACCCCTGCGTCGCGCGACGGCTCGCAGAGTTCGATTCTCTGACTATCCACTCTGATCGACTTCTAGGGTAGAGGCGCTGCCTGCAAAGCAGCGCATCCGGGTTCGACTCCCGGGTTGGTCTCCGGGGACTGTTAAGGTGACACGTTGGTTTTGCAAACCGACCTAGGTGGGTTCGATTCCCACAGTTTCCACTGGGAAGTAGTATAACGGTGCATTACCCCCGCCTGATACGCGGGAGAAGAGGGTTCAACTCCCTCCTTCCCTACCACTTCCTCTAGGCTTGGCCAAAGCCTTGAGACCCGCATACGCCAGGGCGGGAAGAGGAACATGCACTTGTAGCTCATTGGTTAGAGCATCCGCCTGTCGAGCGGAGGGTAGAGGGTTCGATCCCCTTCTGGTGCGCCATACTCTCGTAGCCCAATCTGGTAGAGGCGACAGGTTTAGGCCCTGTGCGTTGGGGGTTCGAATCCCTCCGGGAGTACTTGTCTTGCTAGCTCAATGGTAGAGCACCGGCTTGAAAACCCGGGAGACGTGGTTCGATTCCACGGCTTGACACTGTGACGTAAGCCAAGCGGTTACGGCACCAGGTTGTGATCCTGGGATTGACGGGTTCGACTCCCGTACGTCACCCCGCCCGACTAGCTCAAAGGACAGAGCAGGCAGCTACGGACTGTCAGATCAGGGTTCGATTCCTTGGTTGGGTACAAAGAGGCACCGGATCAGACGCGGCTTGACTGGCCGTACCGGGGACTAGTCATCCTGCCTCTCATATTCCGGTAGCTCAGTTGGTAGAGCAGTGGCCTCTTAAGCCTCAGCGCGTGGGTTCGAGTCCCACCTGGAATACTGCGCCGTCAGCTCGGGCGCTTCTAAGTGACGGGCTACATGCTCCATTTGTGTAGCGGTTAGCACGCCAGGTTCTCAACCTGTCAGGCGGGGTTCAACTCCCCGATGGAGTACTGCGGCACTCAGGTGCCGCCCTGCCCTTGTAGCTCAGTGGTAGAGCAGCTGTTTAGTAATCAGCTGGTCCGGGGTTCGATTCCTCGTTGGGGCTCTCTGATAGGATGATCCTATCAACCTATGGTGTATGGCCAAGTGGTAAGGCAGCGAGCTGTTAACTCGCAGAGCGCAGGTTCGATCCCTGCTACACCAGCTGTCTCGGTGACGGACGCAGTCGGCTCTCCTAAAGCTGATATCAGGGTTCGACTCCCTGCGAGACTACATCCCCTTCGTCCAATGGGAGGGCCGCTGTCTTACAAACAGCAGACGGGAGTTCGATTCTCTCAGGGGATACCGGTACGCGCACGTCAGCACGCTGTACTGTACTTGAAGACTGACACCATCCGCACGAGCGAAGCCACGGTTCCCTAGCCGTGGCTTTTGGCGTGCACACCTATCTAGGAGAGCGTATGACTAACTGGGGTATCGAGGACGCAAACAACGACCTGGGCGCAAACAACTCTGACAGCGGCCCTAAGGCACTTCGTGACGCGTATGATGCACTGAAGCAGCAGAACCAGGAGCTGAAGGACGGTCTGGCCACCGTTCAGACTCAGCTTCGCAACCAGTCTGTAGGTGCAACCCTCAGTGAGCTTGGCATTCCCGCAACTGCCGCCGAGCAGTACAAGGGAGAGGCGGACCCCGCAAAGGTCCGTGAGTGGGCTGCATCCATGCAGTCCCTATTCGGCGGTGGACAGGCGGTAACGCCTGGCAGCACCCCAACCACAACTGACCAGCAGACTCCAGCTCAGACGCTGGACCCTGCGGTAGCTCATCAGCTCCAGCAGATGCAGCAGGCGGGCCAGCAGGGCACGCCTCTTGGCAACATGGAAGCTGCGATGGGCAAGGTCGGTGACGCAAACGATCTCGCGGGTCTTCTAACTGCTTGGCAGACGATCAAGTAGTGACCCCTGCCTCCTAGGAGGATGGTGTGGCTAACGCCTTCACCGGTACTGCGGCGATGGCTAACCTCGTCCAGACCACGTACGACCGTGCACTTGAGTTCGCCCTCCGTGCACAGCCTATGTTCCGTATGGTCGCTGACAAGCGTCCGGTACAGCAGGCGATGCCCGGCTCCAGCGTAGTCTTCGAGATCTACCAGGACCTGGCGCAGGCAGTCACTCCGCTCAACGAGCTGGTTGACCCTGACGCGGTTGCCGCAGGCAACCCGACCACTGTGTCCGTCACTCTGAACGAGTACGGTAACTCGATCCTCGTCTCCAACAAGCTGGACCTGTTCAGCTTCACTGACGTGACCGCTGGTCTCGTCAACCAGGTGGCGTGGAACCTGGTCGACTCTGTCGACCTGGTTGTTCAGAACGTCCTGGCAGCAGGAACCCAGGTCATCCGTCAGAACGGTGACCCGGCTACTGTCAACCCGACGTACAACGGTGGTACCACCAACGGTGTCCAGGCAACTTCCATCTACTCCAGCAAGGCTGTCCGTCTTGCCGTAGCGAAGCTGCGCTCTCAGAAGGTTCACCCCAACAAGGGTGCCTTCTACACCACCTACATCCACCCAGAGGTCTCTCACGACCTGAGGGCGGAGACCGGTAACGCCGCATGGCGTGACCCTCACAACTACTCTGCGGCCGGAAACATCTGGGCCGGAGAGATCGGTGAGTACGAGGGATCTGTCTTCATCGAGACTCCTCGTACGCAGAACGTCGTGAACGCAGGAACCGTGCCAACGCGCGTGTTCCAGACCTACACCACTGGCCAGCAGGCGCTAGCCGAGGCTGTGGCGGAGGAGTTCCACACTGTTCGCGGTCCGGTCGTCGACAAGCTGACCCGCTTCCAGCCTCTCGGTTGGTACGGCGTGGCTGGCTGGAGCCTGTACCGTCCCGAGGCGCTCATCCGCACCGAGACCACCAGCTCCATCAACGCTACGTAAGTAGCTAGAAAGAGAGGGGAGCCTTCGGGCTCCCCTCTTTCTTCGTATCCAAGGAGAACCATGTCTGGCAACGACAACGTTTCATACACGGTCCGCACCGTAAGTGCGGCCGGAACCAGCCTCAGCGCCAACGACTCCATCCTGGTCATGACCGGGACCGGAGCCAAGGCCGTAGCCCTTCAGTCGGGAGCCCTTGCGATTCCCGGCCGTCAGTACACCGTCGTGAACTCCGGCGCTTCTGGCAACATCACCATCACGCCTGCCGCAGGGCTGATCGACGGAGCGGCAACCCTGACCGTCGCCCCATCGGCAGCAGCCACGTTCGTCAATGACGGAACCAACTGGCAGCTCATCTCTGTCACCGCGTAACGGAAGGGGCCTCAGTGGCTGAGTGGATCTTTACCACGCCTACGGTGGCTGAGGCCCCCTTCGCGTGGAACCCGCTCATGGAGCGGTTCAAGATGGACCGAGGCATCTCTCTCGTAGAGATCTCTCCATGTGTGTACCGCGAGGTGCGGTACGACGCATACACGAACGAGATCGGGGCAGTGAACCTGCCCCCGAACCCCAACGCTGGATACCCAGAGTTCTGGCCAGCACCGCAGACGGGGCTGCACTACTTCCGTGGTGGCTATGAGCACATCGTGGACGACGCGACCAAGGCATGCCTCATCGGCTCCGGTCTCGTCACCGAGGACAACTTCACGCCTGTCGGCGGGGCATCTGGCTTTGGTCATGGTCCGTTCGGCCACACACCCTTTGGACACTAGATGGTTTTCACTCCAATCCCAGAGAACACCGACCCCTGGTTCCAGCAGGCAAACGATGCCTGGTCTGATCAGGATGCTCGCATCACCGCCCTTGAGGGCGTTGACATCGGTGCCAACTTCTACTACCTGGTCGCATCCTCGACTGCACCTGAGTCCGTTCAGGCCAAGGCAGACTTCGTGGGTGATGGACTACAGGATCAGCTAGCCATTCAGCAGGCTGTCGATGCAGCCTTCGCTCTCGGTGGAGGTATCGTCCAGCTCTCCAGTGGCGTCTTCCACACTACTGCTCCAGTTACGCTACATCCGGCCGTGACGCTTCAGGGTGTGCACGGTGACCAGATCTTCAATCCGGATCAGGCCACCAGTCTGAGTTACATTCAGCCAAGCGCCACCTTCATGGGTGGCGCAGCCATCGTACTGCTTGGTCAGACCGCAGGTGGATACACCGAGAAGTCTGCGGAGCAGAGGATCAGGCACCTCACCATCAACGGTGACGAGTCTCCCGCTGGCATCCATGGAATCCAGGGCAGCGACTACATCCACGGCGTCACGCTGGAGGATGTGGGCATCGTCAGGGTGACCGGCAAGGGGATCTACACCTTCACCGAGAACGCCTCTCAGCCGTTTTCGTGGACCATGCGACGAGTCATGGTGGACAACTCGGTCGGAGTGGGAATCCACCTGATCAACCACACCGACTTCACCGGCATCGACGTCATCTCCATCGGAGCAGGCTCGGACGCATTCGTACTGTCCAACATGCCCAACTCCAGGATGATCGGATGCCGAGCTGAGTGGTCCGAGGGGCACGGCTACAAGATCGAGGGCAACTGGGGTACTGGTTCAGGCTCCGGTGGCATGATCTTCAGCGCCTGCTCCACCGACAGGAACAGGGCCAACGGCTTCGACATCACCTCGACCGGTAACGCACCGATCAGCCTGGTCGGATGCTACACCCGTCGTGACGGAAGGAACAACGGCAGCGGCGGAGCTGGATTCGCAGGGATCTACGCAGCCGCAGCTGCGACTCCTCTCGTCATCTCCAACTGGTCTCAGTACCCAGGACAGGATGATGGTGGAGCTGGCGTGATCTCTCCGGAGATCGGTGGATACTTCAACGGCAACACTTCGGTGCAGCTTGAGAGTGCCTACATCCACGGTGCCACGACTGCGGTGACGCAGTCGGGCAACACCAACTTCATGCTGGGTAAGAACGTGGTGTACGTGACCGGAGATACGGCAGCACCTGCCCGAACTCCACAGCTGGACATCATCGTCAAGCGTTGCGCCGTCAACGAGACGAACAACACCACCACTCAGCAGGCATCCACTCAGCTGGTCCTGCCGGTGGCAGCCAACACCTCGTACAAGATGACCTACCGAGCCGCTATTCAGACTCCGGTCGGCATCAACTGGGTGAACGGCTGGACTGCTCCAGCAGGAGCAACCATGATCTGGGGTGACAGCGCTGCGTTCATCACGAGCATCGGCGCTACCGACACCTGGTCTGGATCTGGAGCCACCAAGTGGGCTCAGATGTTCGGAACCCTGACTGTCGGCGCAACGGCAGGAAACCTCACCGCTACGTTCGCCTCCGGTACGGCTGCGAACACTGCCACCCTTGCGGCTGGCAGCCACATCTCTCTAGAGAGGATCTCGTAATGAGTCACTACGATCCGGCCAAGCAGCCATGCAACCCTCAGTACTCTCCGCCTTGCGGAGTGTGCATCATGTGCGCCGCCGGTCCAGGTGGTAACACCACGCTGATCGAGAACAACGAGAAGGGAATCCTGGAGACGGGACTCTTCGAGGTGATCAGCAAGCATCGTCAGGCAGCTCTTGGTTCCGACCATGACAGCCACAAGCAGGGCATCTACACCACCAACTCGATGGGTGACAATGACTAGCAAGTGCTGGCTCTGTCAGCGACCCACCCAGGAATGCAGGTGCACCTGATGGCAGGCAAGTTCAAGAAGGGCGCTCGCTGTTCGAGCGCCTGCCTCACCAAGGATCATCGAACCTTCGGTGAGTGCATGAGGAGCAAGTCACTCAACCTCAACCCGAACCTCAGCAACACTCAGGCCACCAAGGCTTGGGATGGTGAGCTACAGGCTTACCGCGACGCAAGGGCTCAGGGTATTCAGCCAGCTGGGACCACGAGGGCCAAGGTTCAGGAGGCTGTGGAGATCAGCAACCAGAGGGGCAAGGCGTTCAACGCCGATGCCCCATTCAGTTAGGAGAACCCATGGCCGAGATGGCTGTAAGGGTTGAGGGGCTAGCCCCCGTAGCGGCCCCAGGCGGCAGGACCGGTAACGTCCTGCCGACACAGCAGAGCGCCATCCCCGCCCTGCCGGCCAGCACTGCCGTGCTGGCCGGTACTGCGGTAACTACTGGAACCATCATCACCATCCCAGCAGGACGCACCTGGTGGGGCTATGTCACCTGCTCCGCATCGTTCCACTCTGCGACTCAGGCTCAGGCCGTGGTCGGAGTGGCAACCACCGGCACCAACGTGGTGCCTGCACCGGCAGGTAAGATCTTCGAGATCCGACTGAGTGTTGACGGACCGGCAGCCGGTGAGACGGCTGCACATGAGACCGTCGTCACTCCGTTCTTCGCTGTCTATGCTCCGGCAGGCAACGCCGGAACCATCGCGCTCAACACTGGGGCAGCCCAGGACGTCACCGCCACCGCTTACGGCTGGCTTGTCTAAGGAGAATCATGGCAGTCACCTACTCGAACATCGTGGACCGAGTGAAGCAGCAGCTTCTCGGCTACACCAAGGATCAGGCATCACTCTCCTACCTTGTGGAGCCAATGTCTGCAACTGCTACCTCGTTCCATGCTGACGAGGAGACGATCAACAACCTGTCTCGCGGTCTCGTGGAGATTGGTGACGAGCTGATCCTCATCAAGAAGTACGACCGTACCTCCGGTATTGCCACCGTCCTCGGTGGCAACGGCGGAACCGGTCGAGGTGCTGACGGAACCGTGGCAGTCGCTCATGCGATCGATGACATCATCATCAGCGATCCACGGTTCCCGAGGCAGCGCATCAAGGAAGCGATCAACGACACCATCAGCGGAGTCTATCCAGATCTCTGGGTCTTCGGTGAGTACGAGTTCCCGTACCTCTCTGCGAGGTACGAGTACCCGATTCCCGAGGAGGCTGACGACGTCTACAAGGTGGTCATCAACACCATCGGTCCGTCCGGTGTATGGTTCCCAGCCCAGAGCTGGCGCTTCAACCCGATGGCATCCACCACTCCGGGCCAGGTCAAGCCAAGTCCGACGCCAACAGGGAAGACCCTTCAGATCTATGACCGCATCGTTCCCGGAAGGAACGTGCGGGTGAGTTACACCAAGGGGCCAGGCGAGCTGGTCAACAACGATGACGACTTCGCCACCGTTACAGGGTTCCCTGACCGCTACGTAGACATGATCGTCTACGGCGCATGCTGGCGACTGCTGCCAGCCTACGAGGCAGCACGACTTCAGCAGTCTTCTATCGAGGCGACCGAGCGAGCACCGCTCGTGCCTACGAGTGCAGCCAGTTCTGCATCACAGTTCTTCCTTGCTCTCTACCAGAAGCGCCTGACCGAGGAGAGGACTCGACTCCAGAGGCTGTACGACTCCTACCAGACCTTCAACGGATAAGGAATGACATGGTAGTCCGCTTCTACAGCAGTACTGCCGCAGAGACCATCCTCTCCGGCACCATCAACAGTGGCGCAACCACGATCAACGTGGCTGACGTTACTGGATTCCCAGTAAGCTTCCCCTACACCCTCGCCCTGGACTACGAGTCCGCAAGCGAGGAGCTGGTAGACGTGACCGCAGCAGCGGGAACGTCTCTCACTATCGCCCGTGCAGTCGATGGAACCAACGCGACCAGCCACTCGGCTGGTGCGCGTGTCCGTCACGTATCAAGTGGACGAGATCACCGCGACTCTCGCAACCACGAGAACGCAGAGGCAGGAGTCCACGGAGTAACGGGCGATGTAGTAGGCACCACTGATACTCAGACCCTTACCAACAAGACCCTGACCAACGCGACAGGAACCCTCAACAGGGTGGACATCTTCTCCGAGGGTGCAGCCTGGACTACCACTATCAACGGCGACATCGACAACAACGTCAGCCTGACGCAGTGGAAGCGTGGACCTGTCGAGTCTCACGAGGTTGCGAGGATCAGCAACAACGGAGCACTGTTCATCCGCAACCAGGATGTTGCGGCTGACTCCGTGTTCAACTCCAGTCGCATCCGAGTGGTGAAGGATGACGGAAGCACCGGCATCTTCACTGTCCTCTCCGGTGGAGAGGTCAACGTCATCGAGGACGCAGGGCAGAACGGTGTCACCGTTCGAGCCAGGGCAGACAACAGCTCCAACAGTGCGTTCCGTGTGAGGAACGCAGCTGACAGCGCAACGCTGTTCGCTGCATGGCAGGATGGTCGAGTCGACATCAGCCCGAGCAACCCGGCATTCAGTCAGCTTGACATCACTGCACCAGCAGGTCAGTCCGCATCCATCATGCGAGTGATGAACAGCTCTGAGTCCTCTCTGGTGTCCGTCAACTCGACTGGACGTCTGCTCGCAGCAGTGGGAGCTACGGTCTCTCAGGCTGGCGTGCTGACCGGTACCGTTCTTCAGGTCGGTGGCAGCAACACTGGCTACGTGGGCAACCTACAGACGTGGGTGAGTCCGGCCAACGTTGTCGTTGGTACCGTCAACCAGAACGGCTTTGCCGCATTCCAGTCGAGGTCATTCACTTCGGGTGCTACGTCCAGCTCCGGTTGGTCCGTATCTGCCCAGGTCATGCGTGAGAGCGCCGGGTGCACGTACGCCAACGTGACCTGGACCAGGACCGGAGGAAACATCACGGTCTCCAGCACCGGAAACATCCCCGACACCCAGATGGGTGGAGTGCCCGCCATCTGGCGGGCTCCAGAGAACATCTATGCCCACGCGGCAAGTGGTGTTGGTTCTGGCTCCGCTCGTATCAACGTTGACAACACGGTCGACCTGCTCGACTGGACCCCCAACAGGACCATCGTTACAGGTGAGCAGATCAGGGTCGCCTGGTCCTTCATCGGTTAAGGAGTAAGCGTGGCAGACATCGTCCACAAGATCCCGTATCAGCTGAGTGGCCAGGGTTCGGCTATCCAGTCGAACTACACCCTTCAGGACAACGCGTACGACTACGCTCTGGCGGGAATCCCGTTCCTGTCTGCCACCCAGGACTCACGTCCATACACCGAGCGTATGGCTGAGATCAGGAAGCAGCAGTTCGACAACTTCGCCGAGCCTGGAGAGCAGTCCCTCCAGGGTTGGTGGCTGCGTAGCCAGTCCACCTTCACGGGTGGAGCTGGCGTTCTGTATCAGGACCCCGACAACGACAACCAGTTCAACTTCAGGTTCGCTGAGTCGCTCGGCGTTGACCCGTGGACGGCTGGAGAGGTGAGTCTACTCCGCGCGGTGGAGCAGAACGTTGTCTCCGTCAAGACTCCCACGCTTGTGCGTGGGTACGTGACGTCCACGGGAGTGGACGCCTACTGGTCCGTGCATGGTGACGACATGCGAAGGGTGACCGACGCTAGTGACGTGTCGGTGATTGCCGGAGCAGGTAACACCATCTGGGACATCACGTCCAGCGGGCAGAACTACTACCTCGCTGTAGCTGATGGCATCAAGACCGGAGCGGGTACGGGTGCCCCCACCACCATCTACTCCGGTCCCTTCGGGAGCAGTGCGGTCCTTGAATTCGTCAAGGCTCGACTGATCTTCGCTCACGAGAACGTTGTGTACCAGCTGGTGACCGCCCCGAGCGGTCCACCAGCGGCTCTCCCCACTGCAACGTACGAGCATCAGGACCCAGACTGGACCTGGAAGTCAATCACTGATGGACCAAACTCCATCTACATCGCAGGAGACTCGGGCACTACATCCGAGATCCACAAGTTCAGCCCAACGATCTCCGGCACCGGAGTGCCGGAGCTGACCTGGACAGGTGTCACTGCGACCATGCCTACGGGCGAGGTCATCCGTGCCATCTACCAGTACATCGGCTCGTTCGTCGGTATCGCCACGAACAAGGGATTCAGGGTCGGAGACATCGACTCCAACGGTGACATCGCATACGGACCACTCCTCTTCGAGGTGCCGGGCGGAGCGACGTGCATCACCGGGTTCGACCGCTTCATGTTCGTGGGTACCAGCAACGCCCACGACGGCGGCTCCGGGCTTTACAGGGTGGACCTGGGTTCTTCTGTGCAGGAGCAGACTACGAGGGCTGTACGCTACGCGTACGCCCGCGACGTGTACACCGGTACGGGCGGACTGGTTCAGTCCGTGACCATGTTCGGAGCCTCCGACCGCAAGGTCTTCGGCATCTCCGAGGTTGGTTCGTACCGTGAGTACGCCACTCAGCTTCTGACTTCCGGGTACCTGGAGACTGGGCGAGTTCGGTACAACACCGAGGAGCCCAAGCTATACAAGTTCTTCTCCGTCAGGACACCGACTCCGCTACAGGGAACTGTATCGGTGAACGTTCTGTCCGAGGGCGGAGGCGACGTGCCTCACTACACCTTCTCTCCAACGCAGGATGCAGGTGTGAGGGACATTGCAATCAAGAACCCGACGCAGCCACAGAACTGGATCAAGCTACGCTTCACGCTTGGTCGAGGAGCTAACGTTGCGTTCGGAGGAGTGCTCAACGGCTGGCAGCTCAAGGCGCTGCCAGGCTCCATTCGTCAGAGGATGATCACTCAGATCTTCCAGCTGTTCGATGAGGAGACTGACAGGACTGGGCAGCGCATCGGATACGATGGCTACGCTCGTGTCAGGTTCGAGGACTTCAAGACCATTGCTCGTTCGGGGGACGTGTTTGCATTCCAGGAGCTACAGGAGGACCTAGTCACTCAGGTTGTCATCGAGGACTGGGAGTTCCGTCAGACCGCACCGCCTGGAAACAATCAGCAGGCACTGGGAGGATACCTAACGGTACAAATGCGTACCGTCGCAGAGTCCACGTAAGGGAGAGAGCCCATGGATTCCGAGACCATCATCACCGTACTCACTGGAGCTACCGCAGCAGTCGGTAGCTTCTACGGAGGCAAGAGGCTGGGCGCTAGCGCAGCCGCACAGGACGCAGCGAATGAGTCACAGACTGCCGTCAACACTGTCGAGCTACTCCAGATCGCTGTCGCTGAACTCCAGCGACAGAACGGAGAAAAGACGTCAGAGGTGGCAGACCTTAGGGGTAGGGTCGCTGTGCTTGAGGACATGGTCACTCAGCGTGCAGAGGTGGCAGCCGTGCACGAGGAGGTCAAGGGAGTTCGAGGCGTGGTCAACGCAATCGCTGCTAAGGTGGGGGCATGAAGCTCGCATGGTATAGCCGTCGCGTCTACGTCGTCACAACTGAAGAAGAGGCAGACACCGTCCGCTACGTGCAGAGGGTGCTAGGACTCAACGAGACCGGAGAGCTGGACGAGGGAACGCAGTCCCACATTCGTGGGCTGCAACTCCTGTTCGGCCTCCGTACCACTGGGATCATCGACGATCCCACGGCAGAACAGATCGAACGTATCTATCCATACGGAGCATGAATGACTAGCTACGCAAAGGATCTCATCGAGCGAGTGGCGGCAACGTTTGCCTTCGCTTTCCTCGCAGTGTTCAGCTTCGCTGATCTCAGCACCGCCAAGGATGCTGGCATCGCCGGAGCCGCAGCAGCTGCGAGTCTCATCAAGGGTGCTCTAGGTGCATACCTAGGGCGAGAGGATGACGCAGGACTCACCAAGTAAGAAGAGGGGCCCCCATCAGGGGCCCCTTTCTTGCGTTTACCGGCCGTACAGTCGAGTCTTCTCAGTCTCTCTCGGCCAGCCGTGCTCGTTGTTCTTGACCTTGCAGTTGGGGCGATGAGGCTTGTCAGATGACATGGTCACCTTGCAGTGAGAGCACTTCGTACGGACCTTGCTGCTCTTGTTCCTGCGGTTCATCGCTTCAGCTCCGTGATCTTCTCGCAGTAGACCAGCTCCACGCCTTCGTGGAGGGTAACGTTGGCTGCCTTCACCCACTTGCGACACTGTCGCTTGTAGTACCGGATCTCCATGTAGTGCTTCGATCCGTCAGTATAGGTACCCATGTAGTGCGCCACCCTCGGAAGCCCTGCTTCCACCACTCGGGCGTTGGCCTGTCTCATCTGCGTATCTCCTTGATGGTAAGCCGAAGCCTGCCATCAGGCAGGCGTTCGACGACTACGGTTCTCACAGCCCCATGACGTCCCGAAGGACGGCTGCGTTGACGGCGTTGACGAAGTCGGAAACGTCGAGGAACTTCTCGAAGTTGTCGCTGAAGTGGAACTCCAGCTTGACTTCGATCTCCTCGCCGCCCACATCGAACGCCATGCCGATGGTTGGATTGTCCGGGTCGGGCTCGCTCACGAGTTCATCTCCAGATGGTAGGCGTACAGGATGACAGCGTAGCCAGCGAGGTCCATGACGGTATCCTCAAGGGCCTCGTAGTTGACGTCCTTGCTTCCATCCGTCAGGCCACGAAGTCGGCCGAGCTTGATGCCGATCTGTGCCATCATGACGTCGCGGGCCGAGAGGCCCGCCATGTCGGCAGCGAAGTGGAAGTTCGAGAACTCCGAACTCGTGACCTTATAGTCAGAGTTCTTCCGCTGCAAGACGGAGCCAAGATTCTCCAGCGCCGTCGAGATGGACGACGAGGGATACTCCAGCTCCGAGGATGAGGTTCCGGCACTGCTGGCAGGGCTCTGCGGTGACGTAGATGGTGCCTCCTTCAGCTCTGCCTCCAGCTCGAAGGAGTGCGTTCGCCTCGGCGTGAATGGCTGTGCATTGTGCTGCATTGTAGTCGGCCCCCATGGGCACATCGTCGTAGCTCAACTTCCCCCGAGGGCAACCGCCCTCGGTGCAGTGCTTCCTTCCGCTGGGCACTCCGTTGTATCCAGTGGAGATGATGTGACCGTCCTTCACGAGGACGGCCCCGACCTGGCGGCGAGTGCACTTGGCTTCCTCGGACCAGACCAGGGCCGTCTTCTTGAACGGCGTGTCGCTAGGCAAGCTCGGGCTTGTCGGTCTCGTAATCCAGCGAGAGACCGTCACGGATCAGGCCGAAGCCGAGGATGTCCTCAGCGTTGGACACGTCCGTGTTGCCCTTACGGAGAACGAACAGGTTGATGTCCGCACCCTGCGACTTGACCCATCGCCACTCGTGGTCGACGACGGTGTAGTCCTTGGTCATGTACGTGTAGTTCTCCATCACGTACTTGGGGCGCTTGTACTTGTGGCCGCCCCATCCCTCGTAGTCCTCGACGATGAGGTTGCCCTGCTCATCCCGAGCCTGGACCATGCGGCTGCCGGTCTTCTCGATCTCCGGAGCGCCACGCTGGTAGGCGTAGATGCTCACCTTGAGCGGCGACTTGAGAGTGACTCGGCCGGTCTTGCTGACGTTCGTCACCTTGCCCACGAAGGGCTTGCTTGCGTACTTACCGCGAGGGCAGGAGAGGCAGAGGTCATCGACCTCCACCTCCACTCCCAGCGCATCCTTGCGGGTGCTCACTTGCGGTGCTTCCCCTTCGCCTTGGGGACACCGGCCGCATCGGCGGCCGGAGCGTTGGAGTACTGGCGGTTCTGACCGTACTGCCTGTCGAACTCGTTCGCCTTCTGCTCCGGCGAGGCGTTCTGGTTGTACGGCTGGTTGTTCAGGTTGTCCGAACGACGCTTGCCCATCAGTCCTTCAGCTCCATCTCTACGATGTAGTACTCGTCGGTCTCGATACCCGACCCGGGAGGGGCGGGGATGTAGACGCTGTTCGCGTCATCCTCGATCTCCACGTCGTGCTCCTCCGCCTTGTCGGCCAGCCACTTGACGGCACCGCCGAGGGTGGCGTGAAGGGAGGATGCTTCCGTGGTCACCTGATCGGTGGACACGAACGTGGTCTCATTGAGGACGAGGTACGCCTCGCTCATCGCCTGATCCTTGCTCTCAGTGCGTCGGTACCCGACGCTACCCAGGTTGAGTTTACATCCGCACCAGCGGGGAGTTCAACCCGAATGGCATTCGTCTCCTGGACGACACGGTCGGCAAACTTCTTGCCTGCGTCGTCACCTTCCTGCCAGACGTACACCCGGGTGAAGTCCTCGAAGATGAGGTTCCAGTGATCTTCCCACTTGGTTGCGCCCGGCACACCTACGCAGGGGATGCCTGCGAGAGTGCTGGACAGGGCGTCGATCTCGCCCTCAGCAATGGCGATCGCTGTGCCTGCCGAGTCCAGAGCCTGTACGTTGTACAGGTTGGAGGACAGGCCAGCCCAGTGCTGGTACTTCCCGTGCTTGGCCTCCTTGCAGTCATGCTTGGCCAGGCAACGGAAGTTCATGTTCACGCAACCAGCCCCCGTCATGTAGGGGATGGCCAGCCTGCCGACCAGACGCTCGTGACCCGGAAGGGGGTCACGAACTACGCCAAGTCCTGCGGAGCGCGCGGCTGCCAGATCGATTCCTCGACCCACCAGATACTCTTCTGCTTCCGTCAGGTGACTGGCGTACGTCTCCTGTGCTCTGGCCAGCAACTTCCTCTGCACGACGGAGAGCGTCGACATAGGACTTGTTACCTTCCTTCATGATGAGCTGTACTGCGTTCCCCTTCATGTCACAGGTGTGACAGACGAACACATTGAGGATCGTGTTCACCGAAGCGGAGGCGCTTCGGTCTCCATGGAAGGGGCACTTGTACGCGTACCAGCCACGGTCTTCCATGACTGGCTCGCCTCCGAATGACTCAAGGATGGGGCCCACCGGGAAGGTGGGCCACTCCTTCTCTTCAGTCCTTGTTCTCTTCACCGGAGCTGTACTCCTGAGCGAGGATCTTGATCTGAGCGTACTCGTAGTCGTTCGGGGGCTGCCCCGTCGCCACCTCGAACGCGTCGACCGTGTCGTTCGTCAGGTCTTCACTGCGGCCCATAGCCTGCCTCCTCTAGCAGTTTGAGCAGGGTGTCGACCCGCATGCAGGTCACCCACTCACCGATGTTTGCTTCACCTTGGCCGTTCATGCGGAGGACGATCACGTCGTGATCCTCAGTGTCGTTCTCCTTCTCAACCTGCTTCAGTGCTGCGAGCGGGTTGAAACCTGTGCGGGCCTTGAGTTCGAACCAGGCACCAGGCGTACCGAGAATGTCACGACCTTGACGGCCTGCCCCTGTAGGTTCGGCATAAGGGAATACCTTCCGAACGTACTCAGCGAAGACCTTCTGGGTTCGGTAGCCACGATGCTTACGGCTTTGGCTTGCCATCCTTCTTGTCCCACCTGCTTCCTTCCAGGTCCTTGTCGACCTTGCGCTGGACCTGCCTCCGCTTACCAGCGGAGGACTTGGTGGGGCGACCGGTCGGGTTCTGTCCGACCTTGTCTCGCGGGTCGTCGCCCTTCAGCCAGCCCATCAGGACCCGTGCTCCAGGCACGGGTACGGGCGGCCACAGTGACACCAGCCGTTCATGTCTACTCCTTGAAGAGATCGATCTTCTGATCGTCGGGGACGGAGACTCCGTCGTTGAAGAGGACACCGTTGACCGAATCGTCCTCCTCGATACGACAGAAGGCGGGCTGCGCCTTCATTCGGAAGAACTTCTTGGCCATAGCGTCTTGCGGGCCGAACCGGTTCTTGACCACCGCAACGTCAATGGTCTCATTGTGAGCGTCACCCCACAGAGTGAGGATGGTAGTCGGAAGCTGATTCGCCTTGCCCATGATAGCTGAACGAGGAGGCGGGGTGCCTCCCTTTGCAGACTCACTTGTATGGTGAACGATCGTGAGACTGGTCTGCTGGTCACGTGCCATCACCTTCAGCTCAGCCATGAGAGCCCAGTAGTTCTGCTCTCCGGCACCTTCGTAGTCGACATCCATGAGGATGTCGATGATGGTGTGGTGGGGGTACGTACCGTGCACTTCTCGGAACGCCTCAGCCTCACGCCACATGTGCTCCAGCGTGGGAGCTGCATGGAACGACCACTTGACGTGGCCGAACTGACGCAGCGCATCGGAGTTGGAATGGTCACCAGACATGATGACCTCCTCGGACTCCTCGGTCGTGAGACCAGTCTTCATCGACAGCACACGAGTGGCCATCGTGAAGTCATCGGAGTCGGAGGAATGGTAGAGGGTCGGTACGTCGGGGCCCATCTGGTCGACGATGTTCAACATCATGACCGTCTTCATGGAACCCGGAGGACCGGCGATCATCTGGATGGACGAGCGTCGGAACGTGATCTTCTTCTGATCGAAGATCGGCCAGGGAGCCGGAAGCGGCTCCCCAGCCGACAGGCCACGTCGGACGCTGCGGAACAGCGTCTTCATGAGACCTACTTGTTCTTGATCTGGACCGCGTAGAGCTTCTTGGGGAAGGCACCCTTGCTGTTCGGGTCGTCCCCGGTGTACTCGATGGCGATCATGTTGCCCTCGACCAGCTTGCCGCCCTCACGGACAGCCTTGCGAGCAGCCTTCAGCTTCTCGCCTTCGAGGCGGAGGGACTTCTCCTCTCCGTCCTTGGTCTGGCCGATCACGAGGATGGCAGGGATGGGCTCGTAGGGGAGCTGGAGGTTGAGGTCCGACTCCTTGACCTTCTTCTGCGACTGGAAGTACAGCCGCTCCTTCGGCACGCCGCCCACGAACTCACGGACGGGCACCGACTTCGGAGGCTCGGTGATCAGGAGGATGTGCTTGGTGCCCACGGTGTCGAACTTCAGACCGGGCGCGGTCTTGGTACCACCGAGGATGTCGTCGATGTCGCTCATGCAGTGTCTCTTCTCTGTTGGTTAGCTGAAGTCCCAGTCGCCAGGCTCGGCGGCCCAGGGCTTCTTCTCTTCGGTAGCGGTTGCTGCGGGTTCCGTCTTGTTCCACGGCTTGACCGGCGCGTCCTCGTCGATCTCTTCGACTCCACCCAGACCCTCATCGAGGATCTTGACGGCGTCTTCGACAGACGTATCCGGCACCTTGGCGGCGGGCTTGACGGGCGCAGCCTCGAAGGCTGCGACCTCTGCTGCCTGGTAGGTCTTGATGAACTGAGCGTAACCCTCAGCCATCGTCGCGGGGTCAGGCATGTCTTCGCCTGCCTGCTTCCACGAGACCTCAATGAAGCCGTATGGAACCTTCTTCGACGGAATCCGGTAGGTGACCTGCATCAGAATGGGTACCCATCTTCATCGGACTTGTCGTAGTACGTCGCCCGCTGAGTACCGGGCGACTCGATCAGACAGTTCGGAGCCATGGTGCAGAAGCGACAGTGATAGCCAGCGCTGGCCTGCCACTTACGTTCCTTCACCTTCTCGTACGCTGCCTGATAGCGAGCGCCTAGAGCGCTCGCGTCCACCTCTGTCAAGCCCTTGACGGGGCGAGCATTGGGTGCGTCTGGATTGACCATGGCCCACAGTCCAGTGTCGAACTGGATCGCCTTGTGCTCGTTGAACGGGTGGTCAGTGGAGTTGAGTAGGACCGCGTACGTCTCCAGCTGGAGATTCGTCTTCGGCTTGGTCTTCCCTGACTTCCAGTCCACGATGGCTGGACCATGCTTCTTGTGCTCACCGACGATGTCGATGAACGCCTTGATCGGGACTTCACAGCCAGCGATCATGCCGGAGGCGTCGTACTCAACCTCCCACACGTCGATGTCATCGAGGAACTTGACAGCGTTCTCGACGCACCGCTTGCCCAGCTCGACGGCCTTGTCACGGATGATCGGATCATCGCGTGGACCACCGGCCAGCCAGTTCACATCGTCCGGATCGATCTTCATTTGCTTCTCGATCAACGGATAGAACACATCCTCGAACGCGGGGACTTCCCCGTCTCGGAGGAAGTCTTCCACGGAGACATGAACTGCCGTCCCGAGTGGGAAGAACCACGTTTGCTTCTCCTCGGCACGCTTGACACGGCCGAGGTAGAAGCTACGTGGACACTCCTCATACCGGGACAGAGCACTGAATGACATGTGCTCTAGTTCCATGAGTGTTCTCCAAGGGATAGAGAGAATGACCTACAGCCATAGGCGGGGCCTCGAACCCGTCGCACCTACTGACCTGTTCACCAGTCACGGTGGGTTGCTCAAGGTAATCCCCGAAGTGGGGCCACTTTGATGTGGGTCCAGGTTGTTGAAGCCTAGACTTCCCTCGAACTCTGCGCGTGTCTCCGGGTTTTGATCCCGGCCTTCCGTCCACGACGGCGTGCTCCCATCACACTCAGACACTCAGCCAGTTCGCGACGCTGACTGCAACCTAGGGACCGTCGCCCCTTCGGTAGGTACTACTGTACAGCATTCTTCTGGGCCTCGCGACGGGCCTTCATCCCCTCCAACTTGCAGGGGTTACATCTGCCTCCTTGAGGCAGGTAGTGACCTCGCTGGCAGGTGCGAGGCTGGCCGGGCTTGGACTTGCCCTCGGCCTGAAGTGCCTCATGAGCGAAGCGCTCAGGCGCTTCGCCTGCCCTGACTGTCCAGTACTTGTCCTCTGTCGTGGCATGCTCGCCACACTCGAAGAAGACTGGGCACTCGATGCAGATCTCAGCCGCCAACTCGAAGTTGGCGTGGTTGAACGCCAACCTCTCCATGTTGGACATGTCCTTGGCTAGCGGAGAGTCCTTCTCCTGGTACTCGAACAGCTCGAACGCCTTGCCAGCACAGTTCGCACTGACCTGCCACTGTTCGAGCACGCCGACCGCATCAGGTATGAGGTACGGGTTGGTCATCTTGTAGTTCCCTCCCGCAGGAGTAGGTGCACCCCTGCGACCGGTCCAGCTGGTCATGCATCGACCTTATGCTTGCGCTGCTTGTCCATCACCTTGGCGTAGCTCTCTTCGATCTCCGCCTCGCACGGCGTCTTGCCGTGCGCTCGGTAGATGAACAGCCCGGCGATGCACGTGTTCTTGGGGATGACTCCGCCGCAAGCAACGCACCTCTCATCCCTCCGAGCGACGGCACGAACGGCACGGTAATACTTCAAGGCAAACTCCTTAGTGTATGCTATTGGTCATGGCAACCAAGACGACGGTCATCCTGCCGGACATCCAGTACCCCTTCCACGACGCGCTGGCCCTGTCCAAGGTGATCAAGGTGATCAAGGACATCCAGCCCGACCACATCTTCCAGATCGGAGACGCGATCGACTTCCCTCAGGTCTCTCGTTGGACCAAGGGAACCGCAGGAGAGTACGCCCCCACCCTACAGAAGCATATTGACGGCTTCAAGGGAGTGCTGGCGGAGGTCCGCGATGCTGCTCCCAAGAGCAGCATTACCTGGCTTGAGGGTAATCACGACCTTCGCATCAAGGACTTCGTGACCAACTACGCTGCGCCGCTCACTACTCTTCGGGCACTCGAAATCGAGAACCTCTTCGGACTCGCTGAGCTTGGTGTGAAGTACACCAAGGGCCCGGTCCGTCTCGGGACAAACACCTACGCAGTGCATGGTCACGAGAGTGGCGGTTACAGCGCCAGCGCCAGTGCCTGGCAGCTCAAGTTCTTCAAGCGATACGGCAGTCACCGTAGTATCGTGTTCGGCCACACTCATCAGCCCTTCCTCATGACTCATGCCACCGGGTTCGATGGCAAGGTGGACCCGCGCTTCGTCATGAACGTCGGCTCCGTGATGGACCCGACGCATGCGAAGTATGTGAAGGACGGTTCAGTGTCCTGGGTGATGTCGTTCGGACTGCTCCGAGACGACGGTAAGCGCGTGTATCCAGAGCTTGTGACGATGGTGGACCGAGGCTTCTGGTTCAACGGTCAGAAGTACTAGGCCATCCCGAAAATTTCTCACACTACTGGAGAGTAACTTAATGGCACTCGATCCGAATGTGTTCCGACCGATGGTGAAGCAGGTTGCCCGCTCGGTGTCCTCCGCTTACCCCCCTTACGTAACCTCGGAGGACACCGAGGGACACCTGTGGGTGTGGATCTATGACAAGCGATCCACTCTTCTCGCTACGGTGGAGGACGACCCCCAGAACTGGGAGGCCAAGATCGCATCCACCCTGCGCAAGGTAGCTTCCAGCTACTGCGCCAAGGAAAAGGCATCGGTAGAAGGATACAGTCTCGATGACCTGTACCGCTACACGATTCCCAAGATCAAGTCTCTGATGGCTGACGTGTTCTCGTACGTTGACTGGCAGTCGTTCGGCCAGCATGGAGACGGACAGCCTACGGCCAGGGCTCAGGCGAACACCACGGGTGACCGTGTGGCTGAGCTTGCCGATGTGAAGGTGGCCGTTGGGCGACTGCCCAACGAGACCAAGGAGCTGCTGTATCTGGTCCACGCCATGAACTACACGGCGGACAACCTTGCCGATCACTTCGAGATCAGCGAGGAGGCTGCCAAGAAGCGCATGCAGAGGGTCTACGGCTCCGTTCAGAAGGAGCTTGGCCGCAAGGACCCCAGCGAGCAGCCGAGGGCGGCAGACAGGCGCACGGTCCGCTCGAACGCCTCATGGCGAGCGAGTCAGGCCGGGCAGTACGAAGGCTGAGCAGCCAAGGAGGGGGCCACCTACGGGTGGCCCCCAATTTGTGCGCTCAGAGCTTGTTGCGGTCTCGGTTCTCACCCTCAGCGATGAGGATGCAGGCCGAGATGATGGCACAGAACGTGCAGGTGATCACTGCCCCTTGCGGGTCAGCATCCATCCACTTGATCCCCATCACTGCCACTCCGCTGAACAGCAGAGCGCTCAGAAACGAGGCGGTCCAGACGTTCATCGGGTCCAGACTCCGGAGGATTCTCCAGGGCCTCGATGATTTCATCCACCCAATCATGGGCGTCAAGCACCTCCTTGGCCAGGGCTTCAGACCTGACCTTGTAGAACTGGGCGGCGGCACAGGCCGCCATGCCCAGCGTGAACATGAGCCAGAAGCCAAGCTCGTACGTCATGCGAGCTTCATGCGGCGGAAGTCAGAGCGGGACAGGCTCATCCCGAACTGCTTGCCCCAGCTGTTGGTGGCGACGGCGAAGGCGGAGACGTCCTCGCCCCGGCTCTGCGGGTTGGGGATCTGGAACAGCTCCTTCACGAGGAAGGTCTCGTCGCTGTACCCGCTGCTCCAGGTGTACGTCTTCCCGACCTGGAAGAAGGTGGGCTTGCGCACCCATCCCTGACGCAGGGTGTAGGTGGACAGCGTGGTCATGGTGGTGGCGTGCCTGCTGGTGATCTCGCACCACCACTGCTCGGTGCCGCCAAGCTCGGTCTTCGCCACCAGCTTGAGCTGCTTGTAGCCGCTGAGAGCCCAGCTACTGCCCTCCATGGGCAGCAGGATCTCGTCGGCCTTGAGCGGAACGGTCTCGGTCATGCTCTCTCCCTCTGGTAGTACTTCTTGATGTTGGCGTTGCTGTCAGCCTGAAGGCTGCCGAACTTGTTGTCCCGGAGCAAGACTGTCTTGTCTCCGACTTCAAGCACGGTGAAGTGAGAGCGGCGCTGCATCAGGGAATACTTGTCCCCTGGTTCGATGCCGTCCTTGTTCTTGCCACGGCCACCGGCCTTGGCTGTTGAGGGGGTGAGGATCTTCCAGAACTCAGACTTGAGCGGGACGAACATCCCGAAGTCGGAGCCTGACTCAATGACCCAGCACACTTCAGGGCCATTGGTGAACTCCTCCCCAATCCAGGCGACGTGATACACCTTCGACGTCAGGTTCGGCGTCTTGAATGCCATGTCCACCTTGGGAACTTGCGGCGCTTCGGTTACGTCAACAGCCCACATGTCGTAGATACCATCGACGATCCGAGTTGCCACCTCTTGAACCGTACGCTCTGCGTTGGCTGAGTCCTCAAGGAACTCAGCTATCCGCTTGATCTGCGCCGGTCTTGACGGCACGGCCATGCTCCTCCTTAAGGGAGTCGCGGAAGGCGTACCACTCGGCCTCGGTCATGCCGTAAGTCACCTCAAGCGCCTCATCAAGGCACTCGGTGAACGCCTCATCAACCTGCAAGGCGTACTCAAGACTCCAGCCCATGACCATGGCGAGCTTGATGATGGCGGGAGTAAGCTCCGCCATGGGTCCTCCTTTCGTAGGCCCAGAGGCTCGCACCAGAAGGGGGAGAGAGTCACCTCCTGATGCCAGCTTCAAGGCCCACGCCTAGGGGCGTGGTCCTCTTTCTGCTTAGTGCGGGACGTCGGACGTCTTCTCCTCGGTCCACGCCTGGTACTCCCGGAACTCTCCGGTCGGCTCGCCGCCCTCGTCGAGCACGGGACGGAACTGCTTGCCCTCCAGGGCAAGCTCGTTGGCCTTGCCCCACGGCACGCCGTAGTCCTGGCTTGCCTGCACGTCGGAGAGGTAGTAACGCGCCCTCTCGCTGACTCGCAGGAAGTCCTTGTCCTGGAGCGTGGACAGCAGCTCATCGGAGCCGCTGTCGTTGACGTACTCGTTCCCGAGCACCTCGATGGGGATACCGCCGCGCTTCAGCGCGTCGCCCACCAGGCAGCCGGTGACGGCGGTGGAGTAGTCGTTCTCGTACTCCTCCGCGATGTCGTCCCAGGTCTGGGTGATGCCGTGCACGTACTGGCAGGAGATCCCGTCAGCCTTCTCGTACACGAAGCCGTCACCCTTGGATGCGATGGCCTCAGCCACCAGCTCCTGAGCCTTCTTGAAGTCGAGATCCAGCATAATCTCTCCCCTTGGTTGTCCGTGTGATTCACGGAGAGGGATGCACGGAGCGAAGATCCGCCATAGGGCCGGACAAACCCAGCGGGGCCTACTTATTTTTCGGCACCCCGTGCATCCTTCACCGCGCCCGACCGAATGACAGACGGTCGGGAACGGAGTCGATCAGGCTTGCGCCTTGGGGACGTCCGAGGACGAGCCCCGGAAGTCGAAGTCAGGAAGGATCTGCTGCGGCTTGAACGTCACGCGGTAGTGCATGGCCGACGCTTGACAGGCTCGCCCTGCTCCACGAAGTACGAGACGTTGTCGGACAGGCCGAGGAAGTGCTTCTTGTACTCGTCCTTACCGACCTTGCAGACCACTTCCAGCTGGTTGCCCTCGTCCGTGATGGAACAGACGCCGACGATCTCCATGAGGTACTTGTCGGTGATGCCGTTGAACATCACGATCCGACGATTGACCTCGAAGTTGTCGGCAGCCTTGGACAGGTTCTCCGATACGACCTCGGAGTCATCCGAGCACGCAGCGGTACCGGCAGCCAGCATGATGACGGCAGCTACTGCTGCCGCGCACTTGGTCATGCGCTTCATGTCTTTCCCCTTGTCTCGGCTCTAGCGAACCGACCCAACGCACCTACGAGAGATGCGCTGGACTGCTGCTAGAAGCGGTCGAACCTGACACCCAGGTTGGTCAGGGCGATGCGCTCCTTGGAGGACAGGCCGGGGCCCGTCTTGTAGGAGACGTACATCTCCTCGGCGTACTCCAGGGCCTCGCCCCAGGTTGCGCCGCCGTCCTGCTTGGACTGAGCGGAGCGAAGGACGCGCTTGGCGGTGTCGGTGAACTCGAACTTCTGCTCACCGTCCTCGTCCCGCTCGTGGCGGGACACCATGACGGCGTCCACCAGCGAGTCAGAAGTGTTGTTCTCCTCGTTCCGCATGACGGTGAAGCCGACACCCAGCTTGTGCATGACGTTGCCGACGATGCAGCCGGGGACGGCCTTCATGCCGAAGCCGTCGCCCTCCGGGTCCACCACGTCGTGGACGTAGTAGCAGGACGGGTTGGAGTACTCGCCCTGACCGGCCGTCTTGCCGTCCGGGTTGACGTACACGTGGTCCTTGCCCTTGGCCGCCACGGCGTGACGGAGGAGGTTCAGGGCCACGGCACCGGTTACCTTGATCATTGTTCTCTCCCCTTGTGAGCGATCCTAGTGGATCGCACAGCTATCGTCAGGTTGACGATAACCATGCCACTCACTAGGAGTTGTAGAACAGGAACTCCTCGTTAGCGAACTCGATGATGGTGTAGTCGGACTCGATCAGGTGCTCGCCGTAGTCCTGGTAGTTGAAGTAGTACTCCAGGTGCTCCGGCAGATCCTCGCCCGAGTTCTCCATCTGGTCCTTGGCGAAGTCCTGGTAGTCACCACTCCACTCCTGGGAGTAGGTATCTCTGAGGTCCCCGATGGAGTCGAAGTTGAACTGACTCCACAGGGTGTCCTTGATGGACCCGAGCACGGCGCAGATGGGAATGCTACCGTCGCTCTCGTCGTACACGACGACTTCGCAGACCTCCTTGAGCCAGGTCCAGTCTCCGGCCGTGCCGGAGATCTCAACCTCATCTCCGTCGTGGTCCAGGGTGAAGCCGACGATCCTGTCCATACTGTAGTCCTTCTCCAGCGCCCAGAGGGCGATGTGATGGACCACGGCGATGAAGAGGTCATCAGCGTCGTAGACGGTCGGCTCGGCCCACACGTCGGAGAGGTCAAGACCTCCGCCATCGTTGTAGTCGTGAGTGTCCGCGTTCTTCCAGAACAATTCCATGAATGTGTCCCCTTACTGCCTACTCGGACGCCGGAGCGTCCGACTTGGTGACAATGTCGTAGCTCTGCTTCGGGGACAGGTATCCCATGAACTCAAGGAGGCGCTTGTTCTCCTCGAACAGAACTTCGATGATGTCAGCCTTGTCGTAGAACGCGATGCGTCCGTTGCCAATGGCCAACACAGGCGTGAGATCAGCGACGATCCGCTGAATCTTGGGGTTGGAGTATCCCAACTCCTTGCCTATGTCACCGACAGTCCGGAGGTCATCCGGATTGAAGTCTCTCATACTCTCTCCCTTGTTCACCCCTGAGTAGGGGAGGAAGCGCTCAGCCCGGAGGCTGAGCACAACCCTCAAAACTCAGAGACTACTTGATCAGGCCGCCCTGGACGGCGAGGCAGACCTCGGTGTGCTTGGCCTGGAAGACGCCGTTGAGGTAGCGGGCCATCCCTTCGGACAGCTCCTTCTTCTCGTCCTCCGGCAGGTCGAGCGCACCCCGGAAGGGGTCCAGCTTGGGGTCGTCGTGCTCGACGAACTCCTCGCGGTGCAGGGTGGCCGCCCGGAAGTCCTTCTCCGAGACGTCGCCCACAGCGCCCGTACCGACCTTGACGGCGTAGGTCACGAACATGCCCGGGACCTTGTAGTCCGGGCCGCCCAGAAGGGCACCCAGGGCCGTCATGGGGCTGCTGTACTCCGGGTTGTCCATCGTGACGACAGCGATGTCGTCGATGTACGTGACGCCCCGGCCGGAGCCGAACTGGTCCGTGACCTCGTCCATGACGTCGACACGCTCATGGATGGGGCAGGTGGTGATGCCGCACATAACTCTCTCCCTTGTGTTGGGCCTGGATAGGCCAGGAAGGACACACCCCCCGAAGGGGTGTGTCCAACCCTACTCATCCAGACGGTGTGCCCGTTATCGTCAATCTGACACACCTTATACTTGGACTTACAGGCTTCTCCGGTTAACCCGACCTGATCGAGACGGCCCCCTAAGGGGCCGGATCGGCTAGAGCTTGGAGAACGGACGCTCGATGGAGGCGGTCTTCATGATCTTCAGACCCTTGAGCCTGTTCTGGTAGTAGCCGAGCGAGCCGAACGACACCTCCAGGGTGGAGGTGGTGATCGGGGTCACCCGGTGGACGACGTCCTTGGACTCGAAGACCAGGACGACGGTGTTACCCGCCACGTCCTTGCCGGAGAGCAGGTCGCCCTTGACGGGCGACAACTCGTCCTTGGTCCACTTCAGGCTGTAGGAAGCCTTGACGTCCCCCTCCGTGGCAAGGTGAATGTCCTTGCCGTTCGAGTTGGGCGTCCAGGCGTTGTTCTTGACCTGACCGGCCTGGTAGATCCAGTGGTAGCTACCACTGGCCTCCACGTAGACCTCCTTCAGCAGCTTCACCCCGTACAGCACACCGGAGAACGACTCGTAGACGAGGACGTCACCGGTGCTGATGAAGGAACTGCTGACAGGCTTGGTTGTCATGGTTTCTCTCCCCTTGGTGTTACCTCTCCGATATGAAGAGGAATCGGAGCACCGCCCGGAGGCGGTGCACCAATCTCACTTCACAGCAGTACTAGCTGATCTTGATGTGCTTGCTGAAGTTGTTCCGGGATGCCGTCTGGACCTGAGTGAAGGTACGCCCCTCACCCTTCCAGTAGGCCAGACCGGCGTGGGTGCCGGACTCCAGGCACCACACCTCGCCCTTGTCCTTGACGAGGTACATCTTGCCCTTCTCGTCCTTGAGCACGTCGCCGGAGTTGACCTCCTCGCCCGGCTTCCAGAAGCCGACGAAGTTCGCACGGGCGTTCTTGGGCGTGTAGAGGGTCAGGTCCGGCGCTCCGGTCGAGTAGTTCGTGTCACCCTTCCAGGTGCCACCTCGGACCGAGCCGTACTGAAGGATCAGGCGGTACTCACCCAGCGCCTCGATCCAGACCTCCTTCAACACCTTGAGGGCGTAGTCGGGGTCGGTGAGCCTGTCGACAAGGATGTCACCCTTCTGGAAGGTGGCGTACTGCTTGTCGAACTTGGTGACTGCCATTGTTCTCTCCCCTTGTAAGGATTTACCTAGTCGAACTTGGCTAGGCATACGACCCTCAGCCCGGAGGCTGAGGATCATACTCGCAGCCAGTGCGATGGATTGATCAGAAGGTGCCGGTGATGGTCCGGCTGATGGACTGACCGAAGGTCACACCCATGCCGGTCGTCATCTCCTTGGCGTCCGTCAGGTCGACGGAGGCGACGTTGACGGCGTACGCGCCGTCGACCAGCTCACGGACCTCGTTGACGGAGTGAACGAAGTAGTTCTTACCGCCCGCCGTGATGAACGTGCCCGCCTTCAGCTTGAGCTTCGGGACCTTGATGGAGTACGAGCCTCCGGCCTCGAAGTCGCTGCGCTTGAGCATGGAGACCAGCGGCTTGCCCTGGGACAGGTCCCCGGTGAAGCTGCCGTTCTTGACACGCCCGCTCTGGACGAGGTACGCGCTCAGCGTCTCCGTGTCGCTGACACGGACGAGGGTGGTCTGGAGGACCTTGACGGCGTAGCCGTACGTGTCCCGGTAGATGTCACCCTTCTCGATGAGCGTGTTGGTCTTGCCGAGGGCCTCGACCCACGCGTCCTTCAGCTCGGCGTACGAGCCGGTGGTGTTGAACCCGTGCTCGTACCCGTCGACGTTCAGCTCCTCGATGCCCTCGTTGTAGTCCCCGAAAACCTGACCGAGGATGCAGATGGAGCACGAGCCGAGGTCCAGGTTCTCGACGTCGATCTTCTGACGCCAGTTCGGGACCTGAAGGTCCAGAACCTTGATACCCTTGGCGACCTCGTTGCTGTAGTCACGCATTGTTCTCTCCCCTTGTTGGAGTTAGTACCATGATCCATGGCACACACCGAGTACAGGGACTCTGTCTGCATCTGACAGACTGCCCGAGCGACTGGGTTACAGCCCCTGTACCAGTGAGATTGTGGATCACTCTCCTACTTGACCACCGATGAACACCAAGAGCACGGCGAGGATCAGCGTGATGTCGATCATTTCTCTCCGAACAGAAGCTCGTAGAGGAAGAAGACGAACATGATGCCACCAAGGATGATGATCATGTACTCCATCAGCACTTCTCCAGCATCCGGTCGACAGCAGCCTTCTGCGAGGCGAAGCCGGAGTGGCTACGCTTCTCGCCGATCAGCTTGTACGAGTACGCCTTGCCGCCGCTTCCGTTCGACTTCCTGATGTAACCCAGGATGTGAAGCGAGCCCTTGACGCGCACCTCGAAGGTGCGCTCTCCGATGCTCTTGACGGACACGGCAGACCTTGCCAGGCCCTTGCGGACCGGCTTGGTAAGCGGCGTGCTCTTTGCTGCCTTACGACCGACACGTGACGTGCTGGCCGTCCGGTTGACTGCGCCGAACCCAGGCAGCTTGGTGGTGACCAGAGGGTCACCAGCTGACATGAAGGTTTCGTCGAAGTTCAGCAAGGTCTCTCTCCCTTGTTTTGGCCTAGTTGACCAGTCAACGCCCCGTGGGGCGCTCACCTACCTACTAGGAACAAGCTCCCAGGATGGGGAGGAGCGGCATGCACCTGACTTCCCACACCAGCTCACGCTCCGCTGCATCCTGAGCGTAGTGGGGCTGGAACAGCGAGTCGATCGCATCAGAGATGACGCTCTCAGCCTCTGCCGTTCCGAGGAAGTCGAAGAGTGGGTTGATGGCCTCATGCAGGCCATCGAGTGCCGCATCCTCGCGCTTGACTGCCTTGCCGCTTCCATCGAAGCATGCCACGGCGTAGCCAAACTTCTCCATGTCCACTCCCTTGGGTTAAGGGCCTCACAGGGTCTGTAAGGCTCCCGGACAGCCACCACCCACAAGAGGTAGCGGCTCCCCGAAGGAGCCGCACACAACGCCTTACAGCGCTCCGTGCAGCCCCTTCAACAAGGGGGGAAAGAGTCGTGCGAGGCTATGTCCTCGGTTCTTCGCGGGTTGACTGCTGACGCTCGTAAGAGCGTGGCAGTGCTCGCATGTGTAGCTTAGCTCGTTAGGTGTCGCCACCCCGAGTGGTTCGCTACTCGCACGGCGTGCCCATGGTACAGGCACGGCTTACACACTGTTGAGTTCTCAAAGACCATGCAGTCACTTTGCGCCTTTCGGCCCGACTCGCGCACTCCTCACGGAGGCAGGGTATAGCTCTGTCCCTGCGTGGTTACGACTGTCGGCTCCACCTACTCGCCCACCTAGGGGCGTGCCTGGCTTCGGCTCCGGCTGCGTGTTGCTTGGTCAAGAGGACCTGAGTTCTCCTGACGCCCTGAACCCTCTCACACTCGCATCGGAGTGTCAAGAGCCTCATTCGGTCCGGCCGTATGAGCTTTTGGACACAGGTTCGTCTTGTTTTAGGCCGCTAGGGCTTTCCCGACTACTGACGTGCCCGACGCTCGGTCGGACGTCATGAACCTCTCACACCCTGACGGGCAGTGTCAAGACCAAACTTCTGGCCTCGAAGGTTCAGCGCGCTGTGGAGTTCTCAAGTCGCCTGGGGCGTGAGCCCCGCCCGGCTTGCGTTCTTGCTGCGTGCCGTGCTGACGCCGAGAACATTGAGGCTTTGCAGTAGGTCCGGTCAAGCCTTGCAGGTCAGAGCATGTGTGAGGAGATCGTTAGATACCTGATTAGCAGTGTAGAAACTTGATCGCAAAGCCCTTCTGTCCGAGTATGTCCGTCTCACTAGGCAAGACATGCAGGTCAGGAGTGGTGAGGTGCCCAAAGCACCTCAACTCGGCCGGCTCCGGACAAAACGGACACACCGTGACCTCCCCGTTACCAAACTGGGGTAGATCCTGCCTTGATGTCCGGTTTGTGCCTGCCCTGTTTGCCCCTTCACCCTGCAAACTCCGGCATCGGAGGGCAAAACGGACACTCACGTCACGTGGGTGATGGAACGTGGGTGCACACGCGTGTGTGTCCTACTACGCGCGCGTACGTGGTGGGGCACAGGTCAGGATGTGTGGGGATGTACAGTCCCATCTCCCTCTATTCATGCGCATATGCACACATATGAGCAAATACCTGTGCATATGCACACATATCCCACACAATCGGACATATATGTACACATGCTCACCCACTACTACACACACACCCACACCCAGCCCCCGCCACCCAGGCTCCGCCACCCCTGCCCATGTCCACACATGTCCTACCTTGTCCACCTGTCCAGGATGTCCGACTTGCCCTGCCATGTCATGACATGTCGACCCGGGGGTTGTTAAACCGCGCTCGGGAGGGGGGAGTG